AAAGGGCGCACGAAGCGCCCAATCACATATTAGTCGATAACGTAGGTAACTACCATAACGATATCGCCAGCCTGTGCACCAGAAACGGTTGCAGTCTGGGTAAGTGCGATACGAAGTGGCACTTGTGGATCTGATGTCAGACCAGCGTCTTCCCATACCTTGCGGAGTGGATCATTGCGACGTGCAGCTGTACCAAACGCATGTTCAGTACCAGCAGTCACAATAGCCTGGAAAGAAGCAGATGCAGCTGCATAAGCATCTTCATCAATAACTGCATCAGCAGCATAAGCTGTTGCAGAAACGTCTGTGTCGATAAATGCTTCATCGCCATTGTAGATGCCAACATTTACCGCGCAGTCAGTTCCAGAATCCAAATCGTCGTTGTAAGTTTTAATGCTTACAATACGTGCATTTGATGGAACCTGTGCTAAGTAAACGACATCGCCATCTGCGTCGAAGTCAGCCGCAGCAACAGCTGCAACATCCATAGACACACGCTGTACACCGCCTAGATCGCCAGCAGTTACGAACAAGAACGGATCGTCTGTGCCGATTGCCGTTGCGTTTGTACCTTTAGTTGTAGCCATGATCTATTCCTCCTATGAGAAGCTTAGAGTCGCAGACTCATCACAGTCAATCTGTACAACTTTGTCTTCTTCCATGCGTGTTGCACCGAATGTTGCACAATAATAGACTTGCGTTGAGAAAGACTTGTCAGCACGATCTTCGATACGAGCCATCACGTCCTTGCCTACAGCCAACTTCATGCCGTCCATTGCCCATGCAAAGCAGGAGCGAATGTTGCCAGCTTTCTCAAGACGGTTAGACACGATGAACTTGAAGCCAAGATATGTGTCGATTTCGCCCTGCACCAAAGCCTTAACGGTGTTGTAGTCAGAAGACACAACAGCTGTGGTGTTGAGAAGTGCTTCAATCTGGCGTGGAGACACAGCAATGTAGCGTGGGATGCTTGGATCAACATCAGACTGATCTAAGATAGACTTAGCTTCGATCAGCTTGGTGATGCTAAGGTCAGCAGAACCATTTGCAATTTGCTGTGAAGACGGCAAGCTTGTTGAGCCTGTGCCAGACTTACCTGTCTTGGCAGTACCAAGAGCGGCTTCGATGATCGCATCATCCATCGCACGGCCAATAGCAGCAGCTGCGGCACGAGCATAGGTTGATGTTGGATCGATAAGCATACGAACTTTGTCCGCATCATCGATCAAGTCAGCCCACTCATAGGTATCCATTGTTACCATTCTGCGTGAGTGAGGTGTATCCACGAGTGGCGTGTCGCCATGACGTGAAGTTCTTTTGATAGCAGCAGCTTCCCCAATCTGATCGAAGAACGCTTTTTCACCAGTTACTGACTCTTCAGAAACGGACGCACGAAGACGTGAGCCTATCTGCTGTGACAGGAGCTGTACGTTCGACGAAAACTGTTGGACAAATGCTGTAGTTACTTGCGTAGACATTACATTTTCCTTTCAGGTTTCAAAGATAAAATCGCTCCCCACAAACGTGGACGACAAGGTTTCAATTTGCTGGGCCTACTCTTTAGGTTGTCCAGACTCAACAACATGGAGGTCAGCTTTTCGGGGACGACGACGTGGCTTTGGGCCTTCATCACCATCCTTATCGATGGGCTTCACACACCATTGTAACAAATCTTCAGCAAAAGCTAAAGGTTCATTTGCAGCACGTGGGGTACCAGACTCCATAATGAGCCTAAGTACCTCAAGTTTTAGTTCGCGATCATCCATACATCATCTCTCTGTACTTCAGAGCTTCATTAACATACCACTGTCGCTCTGGATGACGTGGATCCCAGTATGGTGAATTAGGTGCTGTAAGCTCATCCAGTTTTGCTTTTGCCTCTGAAGGATCCAAAGCACCACTGCTTTTAGCACCAGCAAACGTATCTTCACCAATACGATCTTTCATAAAGCTGCCCACATTCACCAGAAACTTAACCACTTCTGGGTTATCACCAAGCAACGTGCCATCAGCCAATTCAATCTCAGACAGATCGCCAGCTTCAAACTGATCGAGCACTGCGCTTCCCAATTCAAGGCGATCATCAAACGCATTGCCATATTCCTGTCGCAGCTGCCTTTCTGCATCCTGAACACGCGCCTCAATATCAACGCCCATGCCACTGATGTTATCAGCGTTCATTTGGTTATATGAATCCATAAGCGTTTGTGCCTGAGAAGGTGTCAAACCTGCCTTGAACGCAACATCCTTAAACCAGTTCAGTGACTGTTCATCAGCCTCCTGGCCTTCAGCAAGGTGGCGAACCTCAAGATCATAACCATCAGCAGAATCAGGGCGCCCAAGCTTTTGATATACTTCATTCCAATCATCCTCAGTTGCATGCTGCCCTGGTATAGCAACTTTATCAGCGCCAATCATACGCTGTGCATGTACATAAGATTTTGCCAACGCACCCACGTCAGTGATATGGCTTAGTGAGCTGTGGCCACGGATCTCTTCTGGAATGGATGTGCGCCAATCCGATGCAGATTCCACAGACTGATCTGCACTTTCTACAGACTCAGCTACCTGTTCTTCATTCATCATTGAGATATTCCTCTAGTTTTGATTCATCCCTCAGCATATGCTGAAGGAACAGCACCACGGTTCTTTGACCCTCGCGGTAAGCTGTCTCGTTTGCAGAATCTGAAAACGTGGATCCATTAATATGGAAACGATACTCCAGATCCTCTAATACCTTCGCGCCATCTTCACTATCGAAGACGAACTTGTAGGCTTGCTTAATTTCTTTATGCGTCATTGTTTTTTTACTCCTGGCCCATACCAGCGCCACCAGCTACAGCATCAACTGCGCGTACAGCTGGTGCTGCATTACCAGCCGCCTCAGCCGCTTGCATCGCTTGTTGCATTTCCATCATCGCCTGTTGTTGTTCAGCACGCTCTTCACGTAGCAACGTTACTTCTTCATCGCCACGAATGGCAGATGCAGGGACGGTCAGCGCACGGATCATGTACTTTGTCAGGCCATCAGGATCGATGTAGTCAGCAATGCTTGGATCCAAGCCAATCAATGGCGACATTAGCTCAACCAAGCGCAATGCAGATTGTACGTCACCTTGACGTTGTGCTTTGGCCAATGGGCTAACATACTCAATCTCGATGCTTTGATCAGCCATGAACTCTGGCGCTTCTTCAAATGCACGCTGTTTCACCAGCAATGAATATACACGCTCGATCATGGGCTGTAGAAGTTCTGCTTGCAAACGGCCAAGGACTGGCCCAAGCAAACGCATCTTCTCTTCAGTACGCTGGATGACCTCAGTAGCCGTCATCTGTGGCCCTGCGCCCATGATTAGCTGATCAACATAGAACGCAGCACGAATCGCTTGTCTGCGTTGTTCCTCCATATTTAATCCTAGCGGATTGTTGGCACCTATGTTCAGCGGCGTGATCGTGTCTCTCGTTCCACTACGATAGAAGTTCAAACCGCCAGGCACTGTTCTAATCGGCAACAAAAAGCCATCATCTGGCACTAGCAATGGAGGATCAACCTGCTTTTGTGCTGCGCGAATTGTCACCTCAGACATCTTGTTCAGCATTTTGATGTCAGGCAACGCCACCATAGCTGGTGATCTGCCATATCCTATTTCAAAACTGGCCTTGAGAAAACGTGGCGCCATGTATGGAAACTCATCAAAGCCGCCCTCAGAAAGAACCATCTTGTCACGCGGATCAATATAGATCGATGCTATGGGCTTATTTTCTTTTGTTGCCAATGAAGGATCGAAGTCATCACGCGGATATACAGCATGGATAAATTCTAGCTCTTCATAAGGATCAGACTTCAACTTCTGTAGCAGTTTCTGTCCTGCCTTGGCTTCACCAAACCTCATCACAGCAGCACGTGCTGTCATCTTAAACTTTCTGAATACCGTATCCACGCGGCCACGATCATCCTCAGAAAGATAACATTCGCCAATATGCCTGGTGCTGAACCTAATCTGCGTCTCTTTATCTTCTTCAATGAACATCACGCCAGTGCCGAACGTGATCAAATCATGATACAGTTCATGGATCTGTTCTTGGAAATTAGAACGCGCAAATGATTGATACATGATATCAGTCACGCCCTCTAGCCATTCCCTAGCGGCATCGTTACCATCCAAAGTGCGATCACGAAAGCGCAAACTAAACCATTGCGTAGACGGATTCGTAAGCATCCCATGAAGAGATGCAGACATAAGCTCTGCTGCATGAACAGCCGTACCATCAAACATCAACTCAGTTCGCTTGTCGCCAGGCGTCCTCTTCTTCGTGATGTCTGCTTTTCGGGGAACCACATAATCAGCAATCTCTTGCCAATGTGATTCCCAGTTTACGCGCTGGTTCTCTAACGTGCTATAACGCTTGAGAAGGCGGTTTGCTAATTCATCAGCCATATTTTCTAGCTCTGCTATTTAATCGTTTCTACGCCACCACCAAGTAAGCCGTAAGGGCCAGTACGGATTGTGGACTTGCGCCCCTTTTGCATCCTGGCCTTTTCCTGCTCTTTCTTCTCGAACTCAACAACAGGATCTGGAACTACTGGTTCAGGTGGCGGTGGGGGTGGTG